CGATAATACAAGCACTAGGACAAAAAAACCTAGTGTTCAATCAATCAACTAATAGGTGTTCACATGAAACAATTTTTCAACTATGAATCTATCCCTAACAATGCTATTTATTTGGGCAGTGAATATGGCGATGGGACAACAAGCGAATCATTAGATGATTCAATCAATGAAGCAATTCACCCTGTTTACTTCAAGGATAATGACGGAGTGCGTCATTACTTTGATTTAATCGAAGGGTAAATTCTAGGGTTTAAGGCATTGTTAATCAGTGCCTTAACACCTAGGGATTTTCCTAGGGTTTTTTGATAGGTGTTCATATGGATAAACAACTGCAACAATTGGAAAGCCTTAACAGGGCAAAAAATGGCGATTCATTATTGAATTACCCTAGCATCATTACTGGATTTATTGCCAAGGGAATAAACCCTAACGACATAATCCCTAGAGAAAATGTGTTTACATACAATGCATGGAAAGCTCTAGGCCGCCAAGTAAACAAGGGTGAACATGGCGTAAAAGTAGTTACATGGATAGATGCCACTGACAAAATCACGGGTTTGCCTACAAAATTGTGTCGTGCATCTACTGTATTTCACATTTCGCAAACTAGCCCTATTCAGTAAACAATAGGTTTATAACCCTTAGAATTCTAGGGGTTATATGCCTAGGGTTTTCCTAGGGATTCAATCAATCATTATTTTATAGGTGTTCAAAATGACAAATCAACAAATCAAAGCATTGCAAAGCATTGCAAAGGGAATCATAGAATCATGCAATATTGACTCATTCGGTGCGCCTAGTGGCATCATCTATTCTGCTTTAATGGGGCATGGGGCAACATTAAATCAGTTTCAATCAATCATGGATACCCTTGTTCGTAGTGGTTTTTTAACACATGATGCCGATTGTCAAACCTATCACGCCACTGATTCAGGCATCGCATGGGCTAACAAAATCCAATAATCGAATACTTTAGGGGTTTTCCCCTATTGTATTCTGTCGGACAAAATCTATCATTCAATCGTCATTCAATCAATGGGAGTTAAGACTATGACAAAAATTAAAGAATTTAAAAATGGCTATGCGACATTCGAAAAATTGTTTCCATCGGGTATGTATCTAATCCAATGCTATATTGGAACAGAATTACATGACAAAATTCGATGCGATGACTATAAGACCGCATTGCAATACTACAAAGCATTTTCCAATATTGCCAAAAATTCGAGGGCTTAATCATGTTCGACAAAATCGACTTTATCGTGCTGGGTGTGTGCGGCTTTGCCGCCATTGTGTTAACTGTCATTCTGATAATTGAAAGGTTTTAAATTCTAGGGTATAGGGTATTGGAAACAGTATCCTATCACCTAGGCATTTTCCTAGGCTTTCAATAGGTGTTAAAAATGAAATTCTCAATTCTCAAAAAAGAACTCAAAGCTATCTCCCGTTTTGCGGCAACAAAAGAACTCCGCTATTACCTTGTAGGGGTTCACATTGTGCAAAATGCACGAGGCACATACTTAGAAGCTACCAATGGTCATATGATGGGCAGATTATTGGTTATGAATGAACCAATGCCAGAAAATAGCATTATTTTGCCATTGGATGCAGTTAAAACCCTTTGCGGCACTGTAAAAAATGGCGATGGCGGATGGTTACATTTTGAAGTTGAAGGCGTGAAAATCAGCGTTATTGATGGCTTAAACACCTATACATTTCAAGCCATTGATGGCACTTTTCCCGATTGTGATCGTGTAGTTCCTTTGGTGCTAAAAAAAGAAGAAGAAGCACCCAGTGGTTATAACCCCGAATATTTGATGGCATTTCAGCAAGCCGCAAACGACATTAAAGGCACTCGCAAAGGCGCAAACCCTACTATTTCACTGATTCAAAGAGGAAATAGCTCAGGAATTGTGAATATCGGTGTTGACAATTTTATCGGCATCATTATGCCAATGCGTGATGGAATTGGTGCTAGTGTGCCAGAATGGTGCTATCGGTCAAAAACAAAGCCCGTAGAGACTGAAACAGTCACAGAATAAGAGTGCAAACCATTGGGGATATTGTCCCCTTTGGCTTGCATTTTGATAATGTAAGGGCTTACAAGGGCTTTCCTTGTGTTTTTTGAATAGGTGTTGACATGGAAAAAGATAGAATTCGCTGGATACCGCAAGGTTATACTTTACACGCTAAAGATGAACGCTATGGGTTTGAGGTTTATAGCATCAATAGAGATGGAAAACTCTATGCAATAGCTTATGGTGGTAAACGCATAAAATGCGATTGGCACTATCGATTTAAAGATGAATCAAGCCTAAAAAACAAAATTGACGAAACTTTGCAAGGTTTTATGGCTTGGGATGAACGAAAAGCCAAATATAAGGCCGAACGCAATAGGCCGCATGATGTAAAGGTAGGCGATATTTTTCGCTGTTCATGGGGTTATGACCAAACCAATGTCGATTTTTACCAATGCACCAAAGTAATAGGGGCTTTTGTGGAAATTCGGGAAATTGGTCAAATGTCTGAAGAAACCATGTCCATGCAAGGCGAATGTGTCCCATGCGTTGACAGTTTTAGGGGCGAACCAATGCGAAAAAAAGTGGTGACTTATGGCGAAGAACCAGCAGTCAGAATTTACAGTTTCGCAAGTGCTTACCGCATGAAACCATTGGCAAAAATTGGTGAAAAGGCAGTGTACGAATCAAGCCATTGGACAGCCTACGCATGAAAACGCCCGACTTTCCACATTATAAAAATGCGGGAATTGCCGCCCATTGGGGCTGTCTGCATTGCCTGAAACCCCTTGATTCTAAAAAAATCAAAGATGATGGCTATGCAGAGGGGCGAGGCCGCTACTGCATCAAATGTGACCATTGCCAAATGTCAACATGGTTTGACCTTTGGGACAAATCAGGAAATCCAATCAAATTTTTAACATGAAATGCTTAAACATGAATTACATCGAAACCCAACTATTTAAGGCTTTGCTTTACCCTTTGAATCACTCTAATGCAGTAGATGAAAAAAACGGGCAAATTAGAATCAAAATCCGCACTATTAGGGGTGAAACTAACTGGCTGAATGTCAGCCCTGAGCAAATGCGTGAAATTGAGGCAATTTTGAATCAAGAGGTGGCAGTATGAGCCACACTATTTCATGGTTTAGCGGCTGTGGTCGAATTGATTTGGGCATAAACCTAGATGATGCACTTGCTTGTTCTCATGCGGGACAATGTGATTCTGATGTTGAGTGGCTTAGGAAACAGCCCTACATCATCGAACAATTAGTCCCTATCAAACCCAAATTGCTTGCTGATATTTTGCGTGAATATGGCGCTTGGGATGATGGGGATTTGTCTAATCATGAGGCTAATTTAGACCGTTTGCTCTGGATTGCTTGCTGTGACACTGCCGAAAATTCAAAAATGGAGGATGAACAATGACACAAACCCAAGCATTTACAGAGGCTTTGATTCTGGCAATCATTGCACCCAGTGACGAACAAAGCAAACGAGCCGTTCAATTGGCAATTGATTTATCGAAAGGCTTATCCGCTGAAATCATTACCCAATGCAAAGATAATGCATTATCAATAGTGAGGGAAAACCCTTGATTTACGCCACAATTGCTCTAATTTTGAAAATTATTCTCAGAAAATAAGTTAGTACCCACTAACATTCAGCCGCCTACGGGCGGTTTTTTATTGCCTATCAAGTTAGTGAGCACTTTTCAATTTCAGCCGTTTTAAGCCACTGCAAACGCTTGCCTATACTTTGCCATGTCCAAGGCAAAAAACCCGCCTAAAACCGCCTATAAATCGTCAGCATGGGGGTCGTCAACAAAAAGACAGATTCCAACATGATTCAAATCAAAATCAGGGCGCAACCCTACACGCCAAAAGTGTGCCGCCCAACGAATCGAAATCCGAGCACCTTCAGAAATCGAACCATTGCCAATATGCTCTAAGGCTTCTTTTTCCTTGTCAGAATAATAAATAACCTGACCTTTTTTGCCTTTTGGTGCATGGTTAAATCGTTTTTTTGGTTTCAATTCCATGCAGTGTGTGCCTTAAATATTCAGCGATTAACAGTGCTTCTGCCTTGTTTATGTCCTTTTTGCGCTTTAGTTTGGCTTCAGGCCATAGGTATCGTGCCATGTCTAGGCTTTCGCTTTTATCTGCTGTCAGATGGAAGTGTTTTTTCCATTTCTGAGGGGTGACAAGGTGAACAGGGTAGCGTGTAAGCTCGCAAACGGCTGAAATGACCCCTACTGCCCGACCAAAGGTGAAAGTGCTTGAAACCCCTTGGTTTGGCATACTATGCACCTGTTCCATGCAGATTTCAGCCCCTACTTTTGGGTCAACAATGCTCAGGATTCGACTTTTGAACACCAAGGCAAGAATGTGCTTGTCTTTGTGCTCAATGTCAAAGGATTCTAGGTAATTACCCTCATAATCAACAGCACCTAAAGCGCCTGAGACTGCGCCGGGGTCAATCCCAATGTAAATCATTGATTTCCTTCATTTTTTGCTTTCATGATGTCGGTTAAGTCCCTGCTGATATTCCTCCAAATGCCTGTTGGGTGAGTCTCCAATTCCTTCGCCCGATGCCATGCGTGTGCTTTCCATCCATTCGTTGATGCTAGTTTCACTAAATGCTGGAGAGTGAACAGGTAAGTGTCTAACACAATCCCCTGTCGCCCAGAGTGCTTCTGTGATTCTGACAACAGGGTGGAGTCTGTTTCCATCTCTTACCTCATCAAGTAGGCGGTTTGCTTCATTTTTTGTCATGCTTGTTTTCCTAAAACCGCCCTGATTTTGGCTAAAACCTCTGGGCTTGGTGGCGCAACCATTTTCCTATCTTCATCGAGTTTGACAAGGGCAGGGTCACGATTTGAGCTTGAGGGTACTGTCACATGGGCAATGTCAGCTTTGTTGAACAAGGGTTTGGCAATATTCTGGTTTCGCACCCAGTTTCGCCATGTTGCTGTCCAATCCAACTTAACCCCTGCCGCACCTGCCTTTGCCACCCAATAGTCCTTGAACGAGTCAAACACCTTGCGAGGGTTCAGGTCTGGTCTTTCTGACTGACAGAATTCTGTCCAAGAATCAGGTAACTCAAAATCTGTTGAAAGGCGTGAGCCTTTTGTTCCCCGCTTTCTCTCTACCTCTGTCTCTCTCTCTTTCTCTGTCTCTGTCTCTGTCTCTAGACTATCACTTTGATATCTCTCTGATATCACGCTGATATCATCTTGTTCCAGCCAGTGAGACAGCTTGTTTAAGCAATCATTAGTTTGCTTTTCTGTCATTCTGAGCCTAAAAGCTAGGGTTTTCACTGGTGGAAGTCTGCCATCATCCTCTGATGCAATTAACCAACACATGACAAGCACTTTGCTGGCTGTTGCATCAAGCTCATGCCAGTCAAGGTCATCGAGAATGTCCCTGTAAAGTTTGACCCAAGGTGGTTTGCGGTCTTTGAAGTGTTGAAACTTCTTCCAATTTTTGATTTGCATAAGTTGCCCAAAAAAAAGGGCTACACCTGAAGTCTCACCCTTGCGGATGTTGGCGGACTGGCGTAGTTCCAGCAGACTTCATGTGTAACCCTACTACGATAATGCCGCCAAGCATTTCGCTAAATCATACATCAAAAGCAGTTGGTGTTGCAATTGTTTCCAAAACAACAGGTTGTGCAAGTGATATATCGCCCGTTATAGAACACTGTTTCTGTGTAACAGGCGGCTAATACTGTCAGACTAGACAATGCTAAGTATGCGCCAATAATGACTTTTTTCATGTTTTCTCCTGTTGAACAAGGTTTTTCCGATTCTCTATCGAAGCCTTGAGAATGTTGCGTAACCACACAGAACCGCCAAGTTTGCGAAACTCTAACCATTGGTCAAAAGTGACTCTCGTGGCGATTTTGAGTGGACTTCCTGTGATTTCTGATTTGTTTCTAGCCATGCCTACAAAGTACCCGTTGTTTTAATGTTTGACAATAAGGGTATATCCTAATGTCAGACAGAATATATTGTGTCGTACATTATCAATTCCAACAACTTGAAAGGCGTATATGGAATTTGAGATTTGCTTAGATGAACTGCAAGACTTGGACTTACCTGAACAAGACTGGCACTTACGGGTTCAATGGTCTTATGACCCTGATTACAGCCCTAGAGAGGGTCTATACGACAAATACTGTTTTGAGCTTCAAAAGCACACTCCAGATGGTTGGGTTGACATTACTGATGACCTGACTGACAAAGACACTTCCACGATTCTCAAAATGATTGAAGGAAACGACAATGATGACTTTCTCTGAAGTGTTTGGGCGTATTGCCCTGATTCTTGCCCTATTGGTCTTTGTTGAGCAGGTCTTGATGCCATCAGCCAAAGCGGAGACTGTTCAGGTAGTCAGCAAGAAGAAAAGCCTGTTAAAGGCGTGTGTGAGACTTCAAAAACGAAAGGCAAAAAACTATGCAACAGTCTGCGAAAAGCGAGGAATCCATGCCTGAATACAAGACCCAACAACAGGTTTATGACGAAATTAGAAATGACATTCTTGAACAGGTGGCTGTTGAGATTGAGAAGATGCAAGGGTTTGGCAAAGATACTTTGAGTTCGTTTGGCATTTTCATCAGGGGTATGAAGCGATGACACAGGAAGACATCATTATTGCAATGGCGAAAGAGGCTGGTTTATGGCCTGCTGTAACTGACACTTTTCCAAAAGAACTTGAAACCTTTGCCAAACTGATAGCCGCCAAAGAACAAGACCGATGCTGTTCCATTGTTTTTTCTCAGTGTGAAAGTGACAATGTGGCTCAACGGACAGTTGATGCGATAAGGGGTAAAGCATGACACAAGATGAAATCATTGAGATGGCTAGACAGGCTGACATTAAGCATCGAACAAATATTTTTTATTCACAATTTTGTGATGGTGTTTATGCCGATGACCTTGAAGCCTTTGCCAAACTGGTAGCCGCCAAAGAACGTGAGGAATGTGCAAAGGTGTGTGAGGGAATGCCGCTTGAATGGCAGGCCCAGCCTCAATTTGCTCGGATAGAACTATTAACTGCGAGAGATTGCGCCGCCGCAATCAGAGCCAGAGGTGAAGCATGAAATCAGCATTCGATTACAAAGGTCAGTCATCTGTCTGGTTGACAGACACAAAGATGAAGCGGTTTAAACAGGGAGAGGAATATGCCAAGCGAAAACAAGACAAGCGTGGCATCCATGAGCAAAACCAAGTCTTTATCTACTCAAAAGCACTGTCCAACAAAAAATGATTCAGCAAATCAGAACATTCTTTGGTAGGCAAAGAGGTGAAAGCGGCAAGCGCAGAACCGAGGTAAAGATGGGAGTTGCTTGGATTTGCTTGCTTTGCGGAAAAGTGTTCACTAACAAGTCACTTGCAGACATTCATAAATGCACTAGGGAAATCCCCTATATCAATTACGATAATGTCTGACAGAATACACACATTGATAGGTTTTTAACAGGAGTGAATGATGGATTTTGAAAGAGAAAAGTGGATGGCACTGCAAGACCTGAACCCCTCAGATGTTGCAGATGCGATATGCGATAGTCAGGCTATCGTAGAGGCAATACAGTCAAACGCATGGGCTGATGTTGCAGACATGGTTCGATCACGAGTCGAACTCAAAGCTGAAAGACTTGCACAAGTTGCCTGTGATCTTCCCCTGACAAAATGGATTGACAGCGAGGAAGAACTCGAATTGTGGCGTTATTACAGAGCAGAATTGGCTCGTGAAGCCATTGAACTGAACAAGTCAAAATTGCCTAAAATCAACCCTTACCAGCGAGGCCAGCAATGAAAACTAAGCTGAATCTTGAAAGAATCATTGAGGAGCATTCCAATGAGCAATATTGTGCATTCTGCATTAAACCTCGTAACTCATCATACAAATGCTGTGATGATTCGTTTTTTATCTTATTTCGAGATTTGGACACCTACACTCAGTTTGAAAGAGCGCACGAAATTGCGACAAAAGGCGGCTAGGCGTATGAAAGAGCAACCTAAGACGCAAAGGGTGGTTATGCCATCCAAACTAATCACTGACCCAACATTCGGGTATGTGAACTCAGCCCAGACCAATGTGTCTGAAACTTGGAAAAAGCATTCAACAGGAGTGAAAAATGCTGGATTATTCAACAATCCTAATGCGGATAGAAAGAACGACAAAGAGTCTGGAGCAGAAATGCCTCCACAAAAGATTCGAAGGGTTCAATAGCGATATTTCCCAAATCCACAGCGATCTAACGCTGTTGGCAATGTGGGCGGTCAATCAAGAGGCGATAGATATTTTTAACGATGCGATGGGAGTAAAGTGATGAATAGAGAACAGGTGTTAATAGCAGGTACTTTGCTTGAAAGAAAAGAGTCAATCAATAAGTTATTGTCAACAAATGTCAATAATCACACTGAGAAAAAAGGCAATTTGACATATCTTTCATGGGCGTGGGCATGGGCAGAAGCACTCAAAGCTGATGAAGATGCCACCTACAAAGTTGAAATGTTTGGCGACAAGTGTTACATGGACATAAACGGCACTGCAATGGTGTTCGTCACAGTCACAATGTTCCGCAAATCAGTGACTTGCCAGCTTCCAGTAATGGACTTCCGAAACAAAGCAATCCTCAATCCTGACGCATTTGCGGTCAACACTGCCATCATGCGTTGCATGACCAAAGCGTTGTCTTTGCATGGCTTGGGCTTGTATATCTATGCCGGAGAAGACTTGCCTGAAGGTGAGGGTTCAGACATAGATGTAGGAACGATGATTGACCATTTGGCGGCTATTGAAGCGGCATCCACCATTGAGGAGTTGAAGAATGTTTACACCACTGCTTACAGTGCTTGCGGTTCTGATAAGGCTTGGCAGAAAAAAGTGATTGATGCTAAAGAAAAGCGTAAAGGAGAGTTGAAATGAACAACCCACCAGCATTTCCAGTTCAAAGCGTTTACATAGAAGACCAAGAAACAAATTCAAGAGGCATGACCTTGCGTGATTACTTTGCGGCAAAGGCACTACAAGTCTTTTACAAAGATTTGGTTGGTGATGAATCCACACACCCAGACTCCGTTGCGTACTGGTGCTACCTCATGGCAGACGCAATGTTGAAAGCGAGGGAAGCATGAGCGATATTGAACAAGGCACACCTGAGTGGTTTGCACAGCGTTGTGGTAAGGCTACAGCATCTCGTATCTCGGACATTGTTTCCAAGACAAAGACAGGATACAGCGCAAGCAGAGCAAACTACATGGCACAGTTGGTAGTCGAGCGCATGACGCAGACTATTGCTGATTCCTACTCAAATGTTGCAATGGAATGGGGAACTGAGAACGAACCCTTTGCCAGAGCCGCATACGAGATCAAAACAGGCAATACAGTCGATCAGGTAGGGTCTATTGACCACCCAACCATCCCCATGT